TCTACAACAAGAAATTGTGGGCTATCAAGAATCCTGAAGAAGAATGTCTCAGGGCATCCGATCAGGCGATAGACGACGTGTGTGATGAAAAACGATTTGACCGATCGTTACATCGCGATTTCATGGCCGATCTTCATCGAGATGTGCGCGAATTCATTCCATCCACCATCAAGGCCATCAGGGAACACAAACTGCTGAACGTCTCTAGCCGGTCTGAGGTCGATTTGACGGTCGACTATTCAAGCAAAAAACATGGAATGACGTTGCGGATCGGGGGCAGATCGGACTTCGTGCATGGTCCGAAACCCGTATGGATTGTGGACGGAAAAGGCTCCGTGCATCGGGAAAAATACGTGGATTCGGAGCAGCTCATCTGGTACGCGTTGCAGCATTATTTGAAATACCATGTGGCTCCTGAGCGTCTTGGGTTTCTGCATTATCGGTTTCCGAAAGATCCTGTCCAGTGGATCGCATATGACGAACAGGCGATGCGAGCCAATCTGGCGAAGACTTTCGAGGTTGTTGTCAAAATCCGAAACGGGGAGTTTTCGGCAATTCCGTCCGGAGAATGTCATAGATGCGATTTTCGGACCGTGTGTCAAGACGGAAACGTTTATTTGGCATCTCGTCGCGTCGCAAGCGGTGGTCGTGTGGAGAAGTCCATCTTCGATCTCGAAGATGTAACGTGACGACATGGAGGCAACATGGTGGGTAAGATAGACGACCTCGACGAGAAATACAAGCGACTCACGCAGCGGAGGGACACGCTGCAGAAGGACAAAAACCGGATCGAGGCCGAGCTTGAGGCGAGGAAGCGGAATCTCAAGACTCAGATGGAAGCAGCTAAGAAAGAGGGATTCAACCCCGACAATCTGAAGGAAGACATTCGCCGCAGCGAAGAGATTCTCGTCTTGAAGCTTGACAATTTCGAGGCAGAGCTTGACGAGGCGGATCGTACGATGAAGCCGATGCTTGAAGAAATCAAGGGATGACATGTCGGTCAAGTTTTCGTTTTCCGCGCATCAGCTCAAACATGGCTTGGCGATGGCGAAACTCGTCAAGCCATCATCTGGCGATTTCGTGATCCGTTTTGACAAGAACGGGGTCATATTATATTCGACGGAAAAGAGGCGTTTGGCGCTAATAAAGGTCGCGGCTAACGATCTTCCCGAGGTGGAGAATGGGTGGACCTCGGAGGAATACTGCATGCCGGCAGTTAAAATGTCCCTGTTCGATCCGGACTTGGACTCCGTGGTTTTCTCTTTGACCGACAACGCCATGATTATTCAGGCTTCGGAGGGCAAACAGACCCGGAAGGCGACTGTGAAGCGACGTGCCGATTCCACGCGTCGCACCCTGATTCCGACAGTTCGTTGGGGTGAACTGGTATCGGTCAACGCCGATAAATTTGGAAGATTGTTGCGTATGGTCGGGTGTTCGGCGCTCGTTCGTGAAACAAAAACGGAAGAAGAAATGCGTGTCAATCAGGTTCATTTCTATTCCGACACTGAGAGCGCAGCTTCGAACGCCAGATACCACGCTTCCGTGGCCGCTTTAGGCGGCATGAAACTCGATTTGTCCATAGTCGGATCCGACATTCCGATAATCAGGTCGTTTTGTGCAAAACTGGAAGGCATGGTCGGCTTGTACCAGGATAAGCACAAGCTATATGTCGTCGACGAGAGCACAAATTCCGCACTCTCCTTTGGTCGAGTGGTGGCCATAAAGCCAGATTTCATGCCGCCGCCGGACGAATATGGCATCGATGCTGTTCTGAATAAGGAACAACTCTTGAGCGGACTGGACTGGGCTCTAGCGGCTCTGGACGGCACGCAGCGCTTGTCGTGTGAGACCGAAGACGACACTTTGAAGATGCTGAATAACGGCGAGATATTCAGCATGCCGATTTCCTTTAGGACTGGGAAATCACTTCGTGCAGATTTACCCGCCAGATTTCTGCGCACCGTCGTCGCCCACACCGATTCCGATGATGTTCGAGTGAGATTCGGAAACACCCATGCGCCAGCTGTTTTGGAAGTTTCTGATACCGGATGTCCTGATATACAGGTTCGGCATTATCTGCAAGCCATGAGGAGCAGATGAACGAACAACTTGAAAAAATCAAGGCTGGCGTGGTGCGGCTCACGGCTTACAGGGACTTGATGCGGATGCAGGTTGGTGCTGCCGATGCTAAAGCCTCGGTCTTACAAAAGCGATCTGACTTGCTTCAGCGAGCGGCAGACGTTTTCAAAGAATGGCTTGACGATTCTCTACGACAGAACGTCGGTGCTATCAGCGACCTCGTCACCACGGGGCTCCAGCACATAATTCACGATCAGAAGCTTGTGTTCAAGATCAAACAAGAGATGAAATTCAATCGCCTGTCCATGCGCTTCATTATTGAGGACGGAGGGATCGAGGGCGATCCGATGGCCTCGTTCGGAGGCGGCGCCGTGCTCACTGCTTCGTTCATCTTGCGACTTGCCATCATGTCTAGGCTTGGTATGGGAAATTTGCTTCTGCTTGACGAATCGATGCATGCCTTGGCAAACAGATATGTACCAGCTGCTGCGTCATTCATGCGGCAGCTGTCCGAACAGACCGGCATCAACATCCTCATGGTGACTCACAACGAGGAATTCTTGAACCATGCCCATACGGCCTATGAGGGCCGCAAAGAAGGGGTCTTGCGACTACATAAGCGCAAGGCGTCCGGTGATTTGTGACTATGAAAAGCGCCGACGAGATACGTAAACGTCTCGAGAAAATCCGCATGAGATGCTTGCGCCAGTATTGCTCGGACGTCCTATCCAAGAAGCCGCGCAACTGCATGTTTAATCTTGAACACGTGCCGAGACCACAAAAGTCGCGAATTCCGACCGAAATGGAAATGGTTCCGAGGACGGTGTCGACCCTGGTCGTGGTGGAACCGGCGACGCCGGTGCGCTTATGTATGTATGGCTCCACCAAGCCGGACTTGTGGAATGGCGATTTGTGCGAAGACGATAAGACTGCGCAGGCATGTCCATACTTCACGGCCAAAGTCACTGAGGAACAGGCCACGGCAGAGTTCAATGAACTCATGTCTCAGGATGATTACGTGCTTGAACACCACAAGGACATGGCGGCTTTGCAGTGGGTTCTCGGAGAGCGGATTTACAAGTCACCTTTGTCGTTGTGGGATAGGTTTTTGCTGTGGACGGACGGTCTTCGCAGACCTCAAAAGCACAAGCTGCTACCGCCCACAGAACCTGTCGATCCGCTGGAGGACCTTTGGCGCAATGCTGATGTTGAAAATTCTGGAAAATGACCTGCATCGTTCGCGCAAGCAGGAAGCCGTCTCCTTCATGGTGGAGGTCCCGGCCAATCCTGCATGGATGCCGATGCTGGTGACGAGCACGCGTGGAAAATTTTTGGTATCCCGCCATTTGACGCCGGAAAATCGCGTGAAGGTTGGGATGTTTGACTACGATTCGGACAAGATTGACGAGATCGTTCCGGCCATGTTGGCTGCGGCCTTGGAACTTTCGCGAGCCGAAAATTGGGAAAACGTGTTCGCCTTGAGCGACATCAAATCCGCTTTCAACTACATCAAAGACGAGAGCCACATGCCGGTTCAACCACACGTGTGCATTGTTCCGACATCTTGGGAATCTGGGAAGGTGGCCAAAGTCTTCGGATTGAAGAACGGCGTGAAAAAACACAGGAAATACTGCAACATCGTCCATGCGAACGTGTCGTTCGTCACTTTCCTGTCCAAGCCGGATATGGTCGGGTTATACACGCACATCCTCGGAGGTCCGGCCAGCATCGTGATCCACAATGTGCGTCGCGGCATGGCTTTCTGCGCATGACGGTTGTCGATGCTTTTGTGGAATGGGCGCATGCCGGGCTCGACGAGTCTGACGAGGCTCGCGAATATTTGATGGGCAGGGGAGTGTCTGTAGAACAATTGGAAAGACACAGACTGGGATACGTGATTGGGGAATACCATCCGGATCCATCGATAGACTCGGGTCATTCCGCCATCTGTTCCGACAGGACTCTCGTTCACAAATGGTGCGATTCGTGCCGTTTCATCCGATGGTCTTCTTTATGGGAAGAAGAAGAGGGTGGTCCAAAAGTCCAACACGTCGGCAAACGAATAGTCGGGTGCATCGTGTTGCCCGTCACATCTTACTCCGGCGCCGTTGTAGGCTTTCAGATGCGCTCGATAAAGGAAAAGCGATTCGACTCCTTCTCTTTGACCAGAAGGCCGGAAGGATACTTTTTCGGCGTCGCGTCGAATATGGATGCGATATGGTCTAAGAAGAAAGTCTTCGTGGTCGAGGGCCCATTCGACCATCTGGTGTTCGAACGCTTGATATCCCGCAACGTGGTCGGTCTGACCACCAACACGCCAAACATTGCTCAAACCAGGTTCTTCCACAGGTTTGTCGATTGGGCCGGGTTATTTCTCGACATGGACAAAGCTGGCAGAGATGGCGTCAAGACGTTTGAACAAAAGATGGACGGTGGGCCGGCCGCTCAAGACTTCAAGATCGATGGGGTCAAGAAGCGTACAGGCGAAAAATGTAAGGACCTCAATGAAGCTTGGTCCGTCTTGGGCGACAAGCGTTTCGTGCGACATTTTGAGAACATGGTGGAGAGACATCTATGAATGACAAAGCAGCTAGGCCGAAGCCGCAGGAGATCATCTTTGACGATTTCGACACAGCTAAGGAGATCGTCGCCAAGTTGATCTCGAAGTTCCATCCGGAACTGGCCACGGCTGAATTCAGGTATATCTGTCGTAGCAAGGCTGCGAAAAAGGCTGGAAAACCCATCTCCGGCAACGTGTATAAAATGGGCGGGAAGTACAAGCATCTGACGGGCGTGGACTTCGTCATAGAAATCGCTCTGGACTGTTGGAACGATCTCGAGCCCACTCAGCGCATGGCGCTGGTGGATCACCTCCTGTCCAGGTGCGTCGGCACAGAGGATGGGCAGAACGGCGAGATGAAGTGGAGCACTAGGCCTCCCGAAGTGCAGGAGTTTCCCGAGGTCGCCGAACGCCATGGGCAATGGAACGACGGGCTGATTGAAATCACCAAGTGCCTGGCCAAGAAATGAAACCCTGCACGCAGTGTTCATGTTCCGGTCATTACGTTGGTTATGGCGGATTTGACGTCGGCGGTGTTCTGGTCCTCTGTCGTACTTGTGGCGGCACGGGATGGCTGCATGACGCACCAACTTGTTCGCATTGCGACCAACCTTTGCCGTCGCCTGCCAAATGCTCGCATACCTGGACCCAACTGCACGATTCCACGCTCGCTTCTTGGAAGTGTTCCAAGTGTGGAAAAGGTCGGACTGGCGTCAGACATGTCGGCATCACGTGGATCAACGGGATCAATGTGAGTGGATCGTGACCAGACTCGATCTCAAATATCGGCCCAAAAAATTTGCTGAAGTTCTCGGCAATGAGCGCGTGGTGCAGCTTCTGCTCCGCCGTAGTCTCTCCGGAACTCTGACCGATCAGTCCATGCTGTTCGGCGGTCCCAAGGGGACCGGCAAGACGACGCTCGCAAGAATCGTCGCCATGGCGATCGTGTGTTCTGCGAAACAAGAAGGCGAGCCGTGTGGCAAATGTTCTGCTTGTATCGCCATCGTCAACGGAACTTCGAGTTGCGTCGAGGAACTTGACGCGGCATCTCAAGGGACGGTCGACCATGTCAGAGAGATGGTGCAAAACTCGGAGTATGAACCTCTCGACGGTATAGGCAACATCTACATCCTCGACGAAGCGCAGCGGCTGAGTCTCGCGTCGCAGGACGCCATGCTTAGAGCCGTCGAAGATCGATCCATCATCGTGATCATGTGCACCACCGAACCCCACAAGATTCGCGGGTCCATCCGTTCGCGAGTCGAGGAATACCCCGTATATGCGCCCTCCGTGGAGATCATGCTGGCCAAGTTGGTGGAAATATGTGACGCTGAGAAAATCGAGCATGACCCCGATGCGTTGAAGCTGCTGTGTCCGGCATGCCAGAATTGCCCGCGAGTGTGCATCCGGGCCGTGGAGACGATGGCAGTGTCCGGGCCTGTCGACGTGGCTGCCGTGCGCAGTTTTTTGCGTTTTGGCGATTATGAAGCCGTCGACAAAATTTTGGCTCGCGTCGATGAACAGCCGAAATCGGCGATCCAGGAATTCGATGCTCTAATTGACCGCGAAGGGCCGGTTTGGGTGCGTGATGCTATGCTGTACGCTGTCGCGAGCGGTTTGCGCGCGGACGTGGGGGCCGGACATGACTACCCGTGTCGAGTGACGTTTTTTCAGACTCGATTGCGTCATTGGTCTGAATTCGCTCGTCAAATAGGCGTCATGGAACGTCCCACAGCTGCTGGTCTGATGGCGGCGCTTTTATCCACGCAGGCGGGGTTTGCTCCAAGAGCTCCTACAAGTCTGCCCGGGGAAATTCCGGTACCCACTAAAACGCTGGAACCGATCAAGACGGTGTCGACACTCGCGGCGGCAGTCATGCCTGTCGTCGCGAAGACTGGACCGGAGCCTTTGGAAATCAACGGGATCAATTTCTCATCGACCGAGAGGCTCACGACTCTGGACACGAAGGTGAACGGGAAGGTGGAACCCGTTCCAGAGCCGGATCCGCAGAGCGCGGAGTTTCGACCGGACATGGTTCCTATGTCGGATCGGGAATTTGCTCGCGTTTTTGTCAACAGATTCAAGCATAGACACTGACTCCGTATGGTTTCGGATGAGTCGCAAATGGGTCGTCGTCGGTCTCTCGTCGGCAGGCGAGAGGGAAACAAACATTAGAATAGTTTCCGATGCGGTACGTCGCGTGTTGGGACGCGATTTGGAAGTGTTTGTTCCGGCAGTGTCCAAAAAGGCTAGAGCCGAATCCCACACCTTGTTCTACATGGACGGGTATGTCTTCATCCAGTATCAGGAAGGCATTCCGTACATGAAGCTCCAAGACACGTCATACTTCGGACAGGTGTTATGCACCGGGAATGAAGGGAACATGTCGTACTCGCTTATCGACGATTCCATTCTTGACCCGTTGCGAAAAGGAGTTAAAGACCTCGGGACTTGTAAGTTCTCCATCGGAGATCGCGTCCGTGTCACCAAGGGTGAATTTCGAAATTTGCGCGGGGAAGTTCGCTCCATTTATGAAGGTTGCGAGATCGTGCAAGTCGACGTCAGTCAAAGATCAAAGCCGATGTTGATCGATTTTCCCACCATATACCTCCAAAAATGCAATGAATAGACATATTCTCATCGACGGCAACAACCTGTTGCATAGGGCTTTTCACGTGTTCGTCGCCGTGTCCGCAGAAGACGAGTTATGCGGCCGGCAAGCGCATCAGCAACGTTTCGAATCTGATTCCGGGTATCCCACCGGGATGATATACGGTCCGTTGAGCATGCTCGCCGATTGGATGCCGGCGCTCGGACGATTCAACGCCATACATTTTTTCAACGACGGATCCCCGACTCGTCGTCGCGCGCTCGACCCGACATATAAGCAGCGAGAACCCGACCGGGCCTCTCTCGGAGACCTGCCCGATCGCGAAATCAAGTTACCCGACGGCTTCGAGGCAAAGAACGAGGTGCAGGTGCTCATGCATTTGCTCCAGCTCCTCGGTGTGAACGTGTACTGGGATCCTAACGAAGAGGCAGACGACCTGATCGCCAGTTTCATCAGAAAACATCAGGACGACGTCCATGTCATCGTGTCTTCGGATAAAGACTTCTTTCAACTGTTGACGAATCCCCGGGTCGTCGTATACCGTCCCGGTGCTTCCGGGCCGCGTTTGCTGGACGCCGAGGGAGCTTCAGCTCATTGGGCCACGCTCAACAAGGGAAAGCACCCGCCCATCCCCGCTGAACACGTCCGCATGTTCAAGAGCCTATGTGGCGACGCATCGGATAGCATAGTTGGAATTCACAGGCTGCGCAAGAAGATTGCCGCCGCCGTATGTGGCAGCGAAAGCGTCGACAAACTGATGGCGGATGACTGGCCGGGATTTTCGGACACGGAGAGACTGCACGCGCGGGAGTTCGCGGATCGAATCAAACTGAACTGGCAACTTGTCGGCCTGTTCGACGATCTTCCGGTGGAGCCTCTTCGGAGCGTCCGTCCGGACGTCGAGGTGGCTGAGCAGGTTTTGAATTTGCTCAACATACGATTGGATATGTCTTTCCTGACTCCAGGTCAGGAACGGATGCGGGTGGCAGACGTCCCGGCCAAGGTTCTCGGGGATGACTGGATGAACTCGATATGATCAAGGTCAAGAAGGGCAAACGCCGCGCAAAGCGGCGGGAACGCCGAGTTGGCGATCTGGTCCTGCCTCCCAGGAGGCAAATCTACGCCATGGCGATGGCCCGGTCGGAAATGATTCTTCGTGGCGAGTGTCAGGACGGCTGAAACCTTCAGCCGCACAATTACCCTTCATGTCCGGTAGTGTGATGTAGGCGGTCTCGCTGCGCGAGTCCCGGCCAACCTGATACGCATACTATATACAGACATTCCCGATATACGCATACGCATATCGACAGCACCAGGCCGGGACACGAATGTCGAACTATATTTTAGTGCAAGATCCCAGTGATTTGTCTTCAAGGTTCAGCAACCGTGATCGTTTAGGATGGGACGGTCAAGAGCTCGACATCGACGAATTGATCGAGCAAAACTTGGCGCCAGAAGAGGAGGAAGAACTAAGCGAAGTCTCGCTTCCGGATTTCAGCCTTATAGGAGGATATCTGGATAGGATCCCGGACAGGGAGGCGGATCTCATCACCCTGTACTATCGCGACAGGATGAAACAGGAGCAGATAGCCAAGCTGTTCCGAATCACCCAGGCCGCCGTCTCATATAGGCTCCACCGCGGCATCCGCCGCATTCAGTTCCTCCGCACCATTCCAGAGCTCTCCCATGATCAGTTCGAGCTCGAGCTCGGCCCGAAGTTCACAGATCAGGACCGGGAGATCCTCTGGCGCATGTACGAAACCACATGCCAATCCGAGATAGCGAAGCAAATGAACCTGACGCAAGGACGCGTCCGCCATAGGTTCTTCAGGTCTCTCGCCCGCGTCAAAGAGCTGATCCATGAGGAAGCCAAAGAAGAGCAGATTCGCATGCAGATGAAGCTCAAGAAGAACGGATCCCCGGAAACTTCCGAGATCCGAAAGATCATTGACGAAGCAATCAACGACGCGATCAATAACTCGAAGTACGCGAAGTACTGGACCGTATTTTTCGCGATTTCGGATAAACACTTCAATATCTTACACGAAGTTTCACTCCCTCAGTTCCGCGACAGAGGTGATGCTCAAATCATGACGATCGAATAATTTTCTGTTCGTGCTGACGGTGGCGTATTTAGTGTCGTGTCGATTGTCTGAG